CCGGCTTCTTCCAGCGTCTGCCTTGCTTGACCAACTGAACTGCCGTTCTGAACGATCCCTCTCGCCTCACCCCATTTAATGACCTTCATCTCTGTATCTGCGTAGCTCATTTGACTTGTTCCTTATCTCTATTCCGCTTAGGCAGCGGCAACCATCCGACACAAAATTCTTTATCCCAAGCACCAACGGTGGCAATGCCGCCCTTGGTCAACAGGAGCACCTTCGCTCCCGCTGTTGGCATTGGGTCTCCGCACTTCGGGTACATCCACTCAGCACCCCCGGCTTGATAGCTGGTCATAGCAGGCCCGCCCACATACCAACTGAGACTTTCTTTGCGGACGGCGGGCGCTTGGCTGTGATCGCAACCTTGTGCCGCTCGTAGGACTTGCGGCAGACGGTGTTGTGGTCGATGCGCTCCGGCCGCACTGCGTCAGGCCGCCACTTGCCAGCGGCATAGATCGGCACGAGCTGGCCCTGCTTGCCGCACTCCTGACGCTCGTAGTGCTGGATGTAGATCAAGCCGCGCACTCGCAGTCTGCTAACGCTGTCTTTGATCGACATGCGAGTTCTGCCTGTAAGCGGCACCAACTCCGCTGCACTCATGCCGCCGATCTCCGTGATCAGGCGGAGCACTTCGTTGGAGAGTGTGGGCGTTCTTCCTGTTGATGGTTTCATTGCTGCCCTCCTTGTGGTGCTGCCTTCTCAAGCGGCCCAATGTCTTTTTCGTACTTAGCGATCCACATTTCTGCACGGCGCTTCTGATACTCGTACTGATCTTTCCAGTCGGTTTGATCCTGCGCTTGTGGTGCTGCACCTTTGAGGGTACGAAACGCGGGATAACGGCGCTCAACCATCGCAAGCATGTACTCCATGCCGTTGTACATTCCGCACATGTAATCGTCGTAGTTCCAGTTGCCTTCATAGCCCTGCACAGCCAGCATTTCACGCATGGTTGCCACAACATCGTCCGTTGGCTGTGGTGAACCAACTGCGAGAAACAGCGGGATTTCGTTTGGCGCCCATTCACCTTTTGCGCCGATCACACTGCCAATAAAGTCTTGGTGAGCGTAGGCGTAGCCAACCGGCTCCTGCTGCTCAAGCTTCGACCGCAGCATTGCTTGGGCATCGCGCATGGCTTGTGTGACTTGCGGGACTGTGAAGGTAGTCGCATGGTTCGCGTGTTCGCATCGGTGTTCAGGCCCAGGCAACGGCGGCAACTCGTCATCGCTTTGCAGTGCTGCGAGCTTTGCGCGGAGTTCATTGCGCTCTTTCAAATACCCGAGGGCTTGGTATGCTAGTGCATCACGCTCCACCTTGTGCGCCGCTGCCATTTCGTCTGCGGCTTTGCGGTACTCGTCGCGCTCAGATGTTCGTTTTGTGATAACAGCCTGTGCAATACGAGCTGTTGTTGCGATCTCGGCTTGCAGTTCTTGGATTGCAGTTGCAGCTTCGTCTGCCGCCTTCGCAAAGTCGAGATTCATGTTTCGTTCGCGGGAGATTGACGCACCTTGCGCGAGCATGGCAGTCAGTTCATCGTAGTTTTTCATGGTGTTTCTTTCAGTAGGGCAAGCTGCGCTTTTGTGATGGGTGGCACTTCACCCAGTCGCCCGGCCTGTTGGTAGATGTAGCCAGCCTTGACTTCTTCGGAAACCCTGCCTACTTTTACCCGGCAGTATTTGTCGCCGTCATACGATTTGACTGTGATTTCACGTACTGGAGCCATCTCGTTTGGCTTATCGCCCAGCCGCTCAAACGGGTAGTCTGTCCATGCTTTCATGGTGTTTCCTTCACGATTGGCACACAGTACGAGCGCGGGGCGTGGAATACAGAGGTGCTGCTGTCCACCTTCAATTCGCATGCAGCCTTGGTCGGGTAAAGCTCAACGAAGTGCGGTACGCACACACGTTGGCAAGCCATTAATATGAGTGCCCAAGTCATGGTGTTTCACCTTTCATTGCGGTATCAATTAGCTCAGCTAGAGTTCCGTATGTACCATATTGAGTACCACCAGCACTCAGTCTATGGGACGCTACAAATGCCACATCGTCATGTTTCCATACCGATCCGTCAGAGCGCAAATCTAAGCACCTTGCACCACGCAACCACCGATACCTTTCAGCATCTTTCTCAAGCTGTTCGATACGCTCGACCAGTGCTGCTTTTGCGCTATCCCGAATCTCTGGACTCTGCGCGTGCTCCACAACCTCAACCAGTTCCATTGTTTTCATTTCACTTCCTCAGTCTGTGGGTGTTTCAATACCTTTGCACAGGCCAGTGCCTGCTCTTTTGCATCGGCCCCGATGAAGTATTCGACACGACACCACATAAACCATTGGCGCACTTCGACTTCCCACTTGTAGCTATCTGGGTAAGGGTATGGAACTTGTTTGATTCGTACTTTCATCGCTCCACCCCTTGCAGCCGGTCAGCCACGAGCTTCGAGTACCCAGCAATGTCCACCCAGCTATCGTCGTAGTCCGGGTCTCCGTTGAGGATGCGTCCGATCTTGTGGGCCACCATCTCAAGCGCCTCCCTCTGGTCATCAGCGAGATTGACCCAGCCTCTGTGCGTGTGCATCACAGCCTTCAGGTCTTGCGTCACCTTGGCGTGGCCGGTGAACTTGCCGTAGCGCCGTCCGCGCTCATCCAATACGTTGGCTAGTGTGTTCGTCATCACGTCTCTCCGATCATCTTCTTGGTTGTGAACAATGTGCTGTGCTCCGGGTGCATTGCATTCCAGAGCCGAGCGTAAAAAGCTATGTGGTCGTTGCTGATCTTGAAGTCACCACCCATGGTGACAACCGAGATTTCCCAGCGGATGCGGTTGATGATTAGCCAGTGGCTGATCTTCCCTACTCCGCGATTCACAGCGTCCAGAGAGAAGCGCTCGAAGTGCGCCCATATCTCCGGGTTGCGCTGGTGCCATGCCCACCAATCCTCTTTGCGTTCTTGGTAGGTTTTCATCGGTTGAAGCTCTCGTACTGGTCAATGAACGAAGAGACTTGAGCCTCTGTAGCCCTGCCGTTGCTGATCAACTTGTACGCCTTGCCGACCCACACCTTGTAGGTGACGGCAGACTGGTAGCTACCGGAGTTGATTCGCTCCGGTACTTTCTTCAGGCGCTCAGTGAGGATGGCCTTGAGCTTTACTGCATCGGTCATGGCTTAGCCTCCGGGCGGAACAACTTGAACGATCCGCACTTCGCTGTCGCTTCCTTCTGGTTGATCTGGCAAAACCACTTCTTGCCTCCGGCGACTGGAAGAAGTGATGTGGCAAATTCGCAGTGGTGGCACTCCGTCACCGCTACGTTCGGCTCCCAGCAGGAGGTGCGCTTGTGGCAAGTGCTGCACTTGTACTCATGCTTGTTCGAGCTGATGCGGGTTGTGACGCCAGCAATGGCGTCAGCGACGCGCTCAAGCAACTTGTTGGCAAGGTAGCTGTCGTACTCAATGATCTCCGCGTGGTACTGGCTGTTGTCCTTGCAGTACGCAATGAAGAAGCACTTGCTCACCGGCACATTAAAGCTGCGAGCTAGGTGCATTCCGTCAACGCACTGGTCAACGTAGTGAGGGTGAGACAGGTGAACACCCTTCTTCTGGAAGCTCTCGAACATCTTGCGGTTCATGCTCTTGATCTCCAGAGCCATGCGCTCCCCTCCTCCGATCAGGGTGATGAACCCGTCAAGGTGAGCGGAGTGGTGGTCGCCGTGGCTGTTGTACTCCCACTGCTGGCCGGTGGCCGGGTCAAGCTCCTCGACTACGTGGCCAGCAGCGACCAGCGCCTCGACTACCTGAGTCTCGATGCGGTGGCCATCACCGAAGATGCGGAGCAACTGCGGAGAAGGCATGTCACCGGGGAAGCCACGGAGAGACAGCGCGTGGTATGCCATGCACTCGACGCCAATGCTTGATGCACCGATGTAGCGGCGAGTGCGCTGGTTGCTTGCGATCTCCTTGGCTACTGTGCCGAGGTCGATGATGGCGACGGCTGCCGCGCAGACTTGACGGCCCGTTTGCGTGGCAGCATCGTCGGGTTGAGCAACCAGAGGCGCACGTCCTTTACTCGCAGCAGGATTACTTTTGGCCCGAGCTTGTGCTCCGGTGGAGTCTTGCCAGCCTGACGCAAGCGCCGGTAGGTCGTGTACGAGAGAGATGAACTCAATAGGAAATCCTTGAGTTGCATGAATACTGGCTCCACCGCTGGCGGTGTACCGGATGGTGATGCTTGCATGAGTAACTACCTTGCTGGTCTGGTGCTCGAACTTGAAGTCGAGCGTGATGTCGTCCACTGATGGGCCGCGCACTACTTGAAGGCTGGTATTCAAGTCAAGCTCATCAGCCCGCTTGGATACCGCGATGGTGATTCTCTCGATGCCTGTGGGTTCGGCCGTAGCGGAGACCCCCAGCATCGAAGTGAACGATGATGGGGTCATACCTTAGAAGGGCATTCCGCCGTTGCCGATGGATGGGAACGAGGCGGCAGCGGCAGCGGCTGGAGTAGCGCCGATGGCATCAGCCTTGCAGTAGCCAGCTACCTTGCTGGATGGTGCGCCGTTGTAGGTGTCAGCCTTGACGATGACGCCAACGGTCAAGCCCTTCATCGAAGCCAACCCGTGCTGACCGATGTTGTCAGGATCAGGGTGGCCGGAGCAAACAAGCAAGCTCTTCAGTTGCTCAAGGCCGATACGCACAGCCTCTTGGCTGGTGTTGTAGACGTTCAGGTTGTCGGTGATGACGCCAGCTTCGCAGCGGAGTTGCACCTTCATAACTTTACCGTTGCCAGCCTTGGTGTCTTTGATTTCAACGTCACCAATCTTGCAGACGTAACGGCCAGCAGGGAGAACGGAAGCGCCAGCAGATGCGGTGATGCCAGACAGGGAGAGGTTTGCGAATGAGAAGGTCATGAAAATTTCCAGTAAAAAATAATGTGAAAGTAAACTACGAATGCAACGATGCCAGAAGAAGAAGGACGTGGTTAGGCTTTTGCCGTGTCCATCTTCAGGAGAATGGCGGTGACATCTCCGGTCTCCTCGACGGTCAGGACGGAGCCGGACTCATCACGAACCTTGCCTTGCCAGCCGCCGTATGCGGAGGTGATGATGAAGCGCTTGGTGATGAACTTGTCATCCTCCTTGACTGACTTCAGGATGCCGCAGAACACGTTGTCAAAGATGCCGGGGATTTGCGCTTGCACTGCGTTGCCTTGCAGCAGGGGCATGTGCTTCACGTCACCGTTCTCGTCCTCGCCTTCCTTGGCCAGCGCGGTGATGATGACGTGGAAGGGCAAGTCACGGATGAACTTGCAAGCGCCGATCATCTTGTCCTTGTAGTCACCCCAGACCTCGAAGCCGTTGGTCTTCTTGCCGGTAGCGGCGGCAGTGGCGGCGGCCTTCACGTCAGCCCAAGCGAAGATCATGTCGGACAACTCAGTGAGAGAGTCGAGCATGATCCACTTGTAGCCAGCGGCCTTGAACTCGGGAGAGCTGATGGCACGGCAGACAGCGACGAACGAGTACACGCCAGCAGCCTCATCGACAGGGCCATCGAAGCTGGTGAATGGCAGGTAGTCGATGCCCTCACTACGGATGGAGGACAGGCCAGCCTCTCCGCTGATGATGAAGCCCTTGCCATAGTGACGCTTGAAGTGCTTGGCTTGGGTGGTCTTGCCGAAGCCGTGGATGGCGTACAGCAGGGACTTGCGGAAGGACGTGGTTTCGTCCTTGGTGTTCAATGGTTTGAATGCCATGATCAATCCTTATGAAAAAATAGTTTACTAAAGCAATTCACTGGACTTGACTCCAGAGACTTCCATCCAATACCCGGCCAACCAATCTCCTGCTGACGCCGAACGCCTTAGCAATTTCAGTGTGAGGCAATCCGCTTGATGACCGAATGAATCGAATCTCCCTAACCTTGTCATCGGTTAGCTTCGGAGCGTACCTAGCTGGCCCCCTGCCAGCGCGAACACGATCCATGGAGTTCTCGCTGCGAGTGCCCCATCGTAGGTTGGATAGTCTGTTGTCTGTTGGGATGCTGTTCAAGTGGCGGCACTCCATACCATCTGGGCACTCCCCAACAAAAGCCTCCAGTACAACCCTGTGGACAAGCCTTGGGTGCGCCTTCTTGTTCTTGTATAGGACAACCTTTAGGTAATGAATTCCCCATGAAAGCTGGCGCAGGGGAGCGCCGGACAGCCCGGTTACAACCCCATCATCTTGGACGGAGTACCCCGGAAATCCCGGTACATCCTTGGTGGCGACGGCCATCAGTCTTTTACCACGTCTATCACTGGCGTTCCAGCCTTGAATTCGTAGCAACCCTTCAGTTGCTCTTGCTCTGGCAGAGGTAGGCGGCGAAGGTCACGAACGTCGATGCTGTAGGACAGCTTGACGTGAGCTGGCTTGTCGCTTCCATATAGAGCATCCAACTGCTCAGCATCCCAGACAGTCTTCTCTGGGTACTTGACGCTGAGCGTGAAGCCGCCAGCGTTCATGGTGTGCTCACCAATATCCTTGGGGAGCAGATTCAGCAGCGTCTTACGTGCTGCGGTGTAAGCGTCCTTGGCTTGCTGGTGTGCCGCCTCAGTGATTACAAAGTCTCGTATCGCTACGAAGCCGGGGTCTTCTGTTGTACTCATGGTGTCCTTGTAAGAGTATGTTTAATTGTGTCGATTGCTTGTTATTGCAACCAACTGGATGGATTCTATGACACAATTCATGCAACCGCAACGGCGGCGAACAATTATTTTTAAGGACTTACATGACAGCAGATGAACCGGGCTTCGAGGAATACACCAGCGTGGCGTGGACAGCAGCGATGCGCTACCTTGGTATGGGGTGGTCGATCATTCCACTGCGCTTCAGTGACAAGATGCCAGCTATAGAGTGGAAGCAATACCAAGAGCGCCAACCTACTGAGGACGAGGTGACAGGCTGGTTTGAGAATGGCGTACCCAATGGCAATGGAGGACTGACCAAGGTTTTCGGATTGGCCATCATTACAGGGAAGCTGAGTGGCCTAGTAGTATGTGACTGTGACAATCAGGATGCAATTTCATACGCAATTACGGAAGCGGGCCTATTCAGTATGCTGAACGTCAGCACTACCCGTGGCCAGCACCTCTACTTCAAGCACCCCGGTGGCAGCGAGAAGGTGCAGAACAAGGTAGGTGGTCAGGGCCGCGACTGGCCTGATGTGCATGGCCTTGATCTGCGCGGAGATGGCGGCTATGTAGTAGCACCACCCAGCCTGAAGTTCAAGAGCATTGAGGATGGCGGAGGGTTCCAGCACCAGTACAAATTCAACTGCCCAGACGATGAGATTGAAAACTTCGCGCTCGGCCTTCCTGTGTGGCCGGGTATCAAGGCGAAGCCAGTGCAGCAGCAGGTAGGGGAGTGGAGCTTCGACAACCTCTCGCTGTCGGCGGTCAAGTCCTACGGTGCTGACGTGTGGGCACAGATGGGTGATCGTGTTGCCGTGCTCAAGCGCAAGCTGCGCGATGGTGATGGCCGCAACGCTTGGCTGGTGCGGTACATCGGAGAGTGCATTGCCTCTGGCATGGAGGAGCAGCAAGCCCGTGTTGCGAGTGAGCAATTCCAGATCGAATTCTTTGAGCCGCCACTGCCCACCGTTGAGTCGGATACTGTGCTGCAGTCGGTGCTCGGCACAGACAAGCGCAACCACCCAGAGAAGTACGCAGCCAAGGAGAAGTACGATGGCAAGAACGAAGTACGCAAGGGCCGCGCAGATGCCATCCGCCTGATTGTTCCGAGCAACTTGGGCGCACTCCGCAACATGGCGCAGGGCAAGAAGTACCTGATTGATCCGTTCGTTCCGCCGCAGTCGATCATCCAAGTGGTCGGCTTCAATGGCCATGGCAAGTCCTACTTCCTGCTCAATATGTTGTGGGCCGCAGCCCGTGGCCACAGCTATGGCTCCGCTCATGTGGACGCCAAGGTTAGGGCGTTGTACCTAGACTTTGAGGGCAGCTCCAGTACAATCTCGTCTCGCATTGAGGACTGCACATCAATCCATGGAGAGATGGATGAAGGCTTCGCAATCTGGAACGCCAACGTAGCAGATGACCCGATGTGTCTGAATGAGGCGGATGGTATCGAGCGCCTTGGCAAGTTGATCAGTGACACATCACCACAGCTCGTGGTCATCGACACTGTTCGTCAAGCTTGGCTCGGCATGGATGAGAACTCTCCGCACTCTTGGGTGAAGGTCAACGCAATCGCAATGGCTTGCCGTAACTCCGGCATGTCAGTGATCATTGTTCACCACCGCAACAAGCCGACGATGCAGGGCCACGGCCGTGAGGCTGGAAGCACCGCTCAGTTGAAAGACTTGGATGTGCAGATCATCGTGACGAAGGTGGTTCTTGATCTGGATCAAGCCAAGAGAGAGGCAGCAATGCCAGACTCCGCGACCTCAATCGCAGACTTCTCCGGTAGCACATGCACAGCATGGACATACCTGCGTAGAGCGTTGCCCACCGGCAGCATCCTTCGCATCGTGTTCGAGATTTCATTCGGCAAGCTGCGGCAAGCCACGGAGAACCATGTCACGACATACGTTGGCATGGCGCAGGACAACGCCACTGGCAAGTGGACAACGGTTAGCAGTCTCACCCCTCTGCAAAAAGCAATGGCTCTACATGGTCATGGACGATCTGCGTGTGAGATAAGTGATTTGATAGGTGTAAGCCAGCCCACCGTTAATGGCTGGTTGTCAGGGATAGGGAGTAAATAATGGCCACGATTAAAACAATGACCCTGGAATTCGGACGTGATTATTCAATCAGCACCGTGACAATGAACGATGGCCAGACGGCCAAGGTGATAGGGATGGTTGACTCGGAGGCGACTGTGACGTGGATGTCAGAGTCGGAGAGCGGAGTAACCCTTGAGGACTTCGCACTCGACGTGGTGAAGAAATGCTTTGACGGCATCCTCGATGTCGTGACCGGAGGCTGACATGGATGAAGTGAAGCCGTGGTGTACTTACCGTACCTCGCACCCCTCGGGTCACTTCTACCAAGGCAAGGGGCGCACAGCCCTTGTTGCCACGGGGAAGTACCAAGGGTCTGGTGTTCGCTTCAACCTGTCCATGGTGTGGGCAGGGTACGAGTCTCACACATGGGCAACCGTTGTGCTTGAGACGTTCGACACAGAGGACGAGGCTTATGCTGCAGAGGAGTTGTTGGTGACGCACGAGTCACTGGCCAATCCCTTCTGCATGAACATGATGCAGGGCGGGAGACGCGGTAAGTTCCGCACCCCATCTACCCTACTTCGTCGCTATCGCATGGCAGCGAAGAAGGAGCGAGCCGCCGCAGCCCGCGAGAAGAAGAAAGCGAAGGACGCACTGGCTAGGTCAGTGGCCTCCGCGAAGTTGAAGGCGGCTAAGGCTGGTCGCGTTAGTCGCACACTCAAGCGATCTACACCTTGCCCATGATGCCCGTCAGCTTGGTCTTCACCAACCCTCGATAGCGCATCGACATCGCCGCACTTGAGTGGCCTAGCGCAGTCACCAAGTCGGGGATGTCAGCCCCATTCTCAGCAAGCACAGCAGCGAACGCATGGCGAAGGTCATGCACTCGTAGCCTCGGCAATCCCAAGGCCGCTGTGGCCCCGTCCAGCACCCTTCCCAGACACGTTGGTACAGACCCCGCCTCTATCCCCGGAGGCGTGATGCTGCCGTTGCTAAAGATCGCACTTGTTGCAACCATCGCCAGCAAGCGAGGGGTGTACGGGATGACACGATCTATCGTCTTGCTGCGCCGGTCAACACGCTTGGCTATGCGTGTGCCGTGCCGCGTGAAGCTCTCGTGTGTCAGCGTCAGCGCCTCTCCTAGCCTTGCTCCTGTGTGCGCTAGGATCACGGTGAGTGCGTACCAAGGGCGGCTCGTCCACTTGATGTAGTCAAGCAGCAGGTTCAGCTCGGTGCCGGAGATGTCCACGTACACGGTGTCGTTCACGTAGGGTACGTCGATCACCGGAGATCGGGCAATGAGTCCGTCCTTGTAAGCTCGGCTCATCACAGCCCGGAGCTGAACAAGGTAGCGCTTGATGGTTCCCGGAGCCAGCCCAGCCCACGCCAAGTTGGCGACCATCACCAGTGATTCGCCCGTGGATGCTGCGGCCATAGTCCCGAACACGCGGCGGATGTGGCCCACCTTGTCCGTCAGGGATGCCGCCATTGGTGCGTGAAGGGTTTTCACCCTGACGTAGTGGTCGATCAATGTGCTGATTGTCATGTCGATTCCTTTTTGAATTGGTTGTTCGTTGGCTTGGTGGTTCGCAGCACTTCCATGAGTGCAGGTTTCTGGTCGAGCCACCAGCGTTTGCCGATGTGGTAGCGCTTCTCGTACTCCGTGTCAGGTATAGAGCTGAGAAGGTTCTTGTGCGACACCAGCATCACACTCCTGCTTGGTATGTCGAGGGCGTTGAGTGCTGCCTTGAGGTGTAGCTTGATCGTCGTGTCGTTGCACTCCATGATCTTGGCCAGCTCTTGGTAGCCCACCCCACCCAACGATGCGGTCAGTACAGCGTGGCGCTTGACGGTCAGGTGGTCGAGCTTCTCGCGGAGCACGGCCTCCTCGCTGCTCTGCGCTACCTTGGCGGACTGTGGTGCGATTGCGTTCTCGATGTTGATTAGCTTAGCCAGAATTAGGTTCAGGCTTTCCTGCATTTTTGCGGTCATAACAGCTCCTTGATGCGTGGTCTATATGAAAAAGTGTATGTCTATTGTTTATTATTGCAACCATTTTACCAATCCTTTTGATGTAGGCTAAGACCCCATCGGTTGCGTGATGGCGGTAGTCCACCCGATTAGGGGTGAGGGTGACGCTGCGTGCGGGATGCACATGCCGTCTTCTGCGCGGTGGAAACTAGCGGCGGTGTGACTCGGCCTTGCGGTCAAGGAATGCCCTCGCTGCATAGGTGTACATCAGGCCGTCGTGCTTCTCGTGAAGATCAATCGGCAGCCCGATCACCTCTAGCCAGTCCTTGAACTCCCACCCCCGCTTGGATGGGGTGCCGAGCATCCACTCAAGGTCTCTGTCTGAGTATGTGGACATCAGGACTGCCGGACGCTTGGGTGCAATCACGCTACTGGAGAACGAGCGCAGCGCCATGCGGTCTGACGGGAACAGCTTTGGCCCTCCGGTAGCGGCAGGCTGGTAGCCTCCGTTGTCGTAGCTCCTCGGTGCTGGCATCGGAGAGCTTCGATACACCTCCGTCACCACCTTCTTCGGCTCGTCGAGTGATATGCCCTTGCCATAGGTAGCGGCGAGAGCGTCTGTGATTTCGTTCATGTTGATCATGGTGAACTCCTAAGTAAGTCGATGATGTATGTCATGCCTGATGTGTCCCACTTCTGAACTTTTGAGTCCTTACGCATGGACTCGACTGCGTTCCAGAAGCGCACCCCTTTGCAGGGGGCGAGTGCTCTCCACCACGAAGGTATCTGCATCACCTTCGCCCTCCGCCACTGACGGAGGTACTTGGCGCTAAGCTGCTCGCTTGAAACCTGCCGCATGGCCAGCCTCCTTTGCGATGAGCTTGGCCAGCTTGCGGATCACTGGCTCGTAAGCATCCGCACCGCTAACCTCCACGTTGTCAGGGAACAGGTGGCTCACTTGCATACCGCTGATTCCGACGCCGATCATGTGGACACCAACCGCCTTGGCCAGTGAGTGCGCCTCCTCCATGATGTCCTTCGGACTCTGCTTCTCCAGTGGTCGATCAGCCTGACCATCTGTGATGTGCAGGTAAATCTTCTTGGCATGGTTCTCTCGTGCCATGTCAGTCAGGTCAGCGAACACAGCGCAGTAGCTTGGAGTGCCGGACTCAAGCGCCTCAACGCCGATGCCGAACGCCTCACGCACCCTTGGGTTCGAAGTGCGCTCACGCTTGTACTTGATGACGCCACGGGTGAGCAGCCCGACGTCAACGTACTCCGCAGGCAGCTTGGCTGCAGCCCTGCGCTGAACATCTGCGGCTAGCACCTTGACTGCGGCAAAGTAGTCATCGCTTGTGTACGTCTGCCCCTTCCCTTGGTATACGAAGTTGCCCCACATCTCCACTTGGATGTCGCAGCCGGTACGCTCAAGCGCCTCGCTCAGTGCATACGCCAGCTTCAATGCCTCCTGTGCATTCACACCATCCATCGAACCGCTGCCGTCGATGCTGATGTAGAGCAGAGTGTCCATGTCCTTGCCGTCTGTCCGCTTCTGGTACACAGACTCTCGCCCCTGCATTGCTTGCACCAAGCGCACCGATTGCAGGCGGCCAGACTTGTGACCCGACTCCCAATGCCTGTCACTCCGAGCCTGCAGCTCAAGCTCAAGGATGCGACGGATCATTGCCTTCTTGCCAGACAACTCAGCATCAATGCTCGCCATGAACTGCACTCCTCTCCGTTGGATGCGGCTGTATGAACCACTGTGGGCCGCCATCACTGCATCCTGCATGGATACCTTCAGCGACAGGCGCTTCGTCCATGACTTATACATGCCCTTCTTCTTGACGACGCGACCTCTCTTCATCTCAGGCTTGGTGTTACTGATGTCGGACACCACATCATTGAGTGCCTTGGCATACATGTCAGCGTCATCAATGCCGCTCACGTCCGGGGTCTCAGTCTTCTGCTGAGGCACCGTACCCATGCCATTGCCGGAGCCTTTGGCGGAGCCGCCACGGCTGGTCTCCATGCCTTGGGATTCCTCGCCGTCATTGCCAGCGGACTCATCCTTGCCGCCACCGCCTTGTCCTTGTCCTTGTCCTTGCGCTCCGCCCTGATCTCCTGCCTCCTCTCCACCCTCTCCGCTACCCTTCCCGTCGCCTTCTCCTTCGCCAGCTCCAGCTCCTTCGCCCTCTCCGTCACCGCTGCCTGAGTCACCCGGCTGGCCATCGTCACCCTTCTCACCTTCGCCGTCACCACCCTCACCCTCGCCGGGCTTACCTCCGGGCTGCGGTGGCTGCTGGGGTTGAGGCTGCGGTGGTTGCTCGGGTGGTGGAGGTGGAGGAGTCATCTCCGAGTAGTCCGAGTACGCCTTGAAGATTTCGTCAGCCAACTCGAACGACTTGACCGTACCCTTCTTAGCCTCAACGTCATCGAGGTGGTTGCCGCTGTACCCCGTTGGCAGGGCCACCATCTGCTTCGCACACCGATCAGCCAGCGCATGGAGGCCGGGGTCTGCCGCCTTCATGTGCTCGTTCAGCACCTCGAACACGCCGCCAGACTCAACACCCACTGCAGCACGGGCGATGGACTGCAGCATGATGCGGAACTGCAAAGGCTTTGGCAGTGCAGCCACCACATCCTCTGGCTTGCCTCGGCTCTCAAGCTGGGTGAGTAGCATCTTCGCAGCATGGGAGTTGGTTGCTGTCAGCCCGTGTGCCATGCCGGGGTACTCAAGTATCCCTGCCTGCTCGATGCGAACGTCCTCGCAGTATTGCAGGATGGTGGAGTGATGACTGTTGCCAGCATCATTGATCGCCTTGAGCCGTGCCATACCAGCGGGGCTGGTGTCGGTGCAGCGGACGTGCATGGATTCATGGTCACGGAAACCACGGATGATGTCCTGCTGGTCAACCGTGATGTCCGCTGCTGGCGGCAGGGCTGGCAGGTAGATGGTGGTGCCATCCGTGTGGGCTTCCGCCCCCTCGAATACTACGCGGACATCCTTGCGTCCGAACACCTTGGATGATGACTCGATTGAGTCGCTGAATACGCCTGATTTCATGGTGAACTCCTTTGTTGGTTACGTTTCAATTGGCTGACGACTGCTTGCATGATTGCAATTGCCTCAACCCTTCGCTGAACTGAGCCCGCATACGCTGGGCCGAAGTCGATCTGCGTGTCAGCGACCAACTCCTCCAGCGTTTCGAGCACGAACTCCGCTTGCTTCAGCGGGTTGCTCACGCCAGTTCCTTGTTGGTGTCGATGCCACCCAAGGAGTTGTTGGCGATCTCGGTCAGACGCTGACGGAACTCCTCACCCGCTGCGTCGTACAGCTTGGACTTGAATGCACAAGACAGGATGCGCTTCTCGTCCTTGAACCCCATCTCCATCAGGTCAATGACCTCACGGGCAAAGGCCATGCTTCGACGTGGGCTGTAGCTGATGGGCGTCTGGCCAGTGACGAATGCTTGGCGCATCTCAGTGCCGAACTTCGCCAGACGCTGCACCATCTCCTTCGCCATGGTGGGTACGATGCTGGTGATGAGCCCGATCTCTTCGTCGAGGCTCATGTACGGCACGTTGATGAAGGTGCTGAAGCGATCCAACGTAGCGGCGGAGAGGATTCGGCACGCTGGGTACAGGCCAGACGGGTCTCCGTTGCCAGCCGTGTTACCGGTGGCACAGATACGCATCATCGGAGAGCGACCAACCACCCGGCCGCCGTCTTCAAGCAGGGTCAGCGGCTTGCCTTCGAGCAATGGTTGCAGGGTGTAGAGCGCATTGGGGTGGCCAGCGTCGATCTCGTCGCAGAGCAGGATGTATCCGTTGACGGATGCACGCTCGATGATTCCCTCCAGCCAGTTGGAGTTGGTTCCACCGTTGCCATCACCCTGCAGGTTCATGCGTCCAACCAACTCCGACCTGTCCACGTTGCTATCGAAGGCTACTCGTGCAACTGGCCAGCCGAGACGAGAGGCGATCTGCTCAATGAACGTGGTCTTGCCGCTACCCGTGTGTCCTGTCAACCACTGGTTCTCGTTACGTGCAAGGCAGCGGAGAGACTTGATCAGCATCGACTTGCGGAAGATGTACTCGTCGTTGATGGCTGGCACGTCAGCGTGGTGTGCATTCCATGTGAAGGACGGCACCATCAGGTTCACACCCTTGAGCTGCGGGAACAGGGTGCTCGCCTGAACCATGGTCATCTGGCCAGAGGGGATGGACGACGATGCTGCAACGATGGCAATGGTGGATGGCATGGCGGCCTGACCGCTGAGCTTGGAGCGGAGATCGTTGATCACCTTGTTGGCGGCCAACTCAGCGTCAACCGCTGCGCTCTTGAGGCTGATGTTCTCCGCAATGCTTGCCATGATGTGGTCGATGGTGAGTCCGAGGCCGGACTGCGCCAGCACGCCGTCGATGATTGGCTTGAGTGCTGGGTTGATTGGGGTGACGTTGATTGTGGATGTAGTCATAGCGGAAACTCCTTGTGTTGTTGATGTGGAAACGGAAGCGGGAACGGTTGGTGTTGTGGTTGCGATAGAGAGCGGGCCTTGGTAGCCATTGGGGAACGGCTTGTTCGCAGCCCAAGCACAGGCATCGACGATGGTGGTGCAGCCAACCGATGAACCCATCATCTGAGCCAGCTCTTCAATCCGCTCAGCCAATGCGTGTCCTGCCATCTCCTTGTACTCAATGGACTCGAACCCGAAGTCATCTCCGAAGCTGCCCCAGCCTCCGTTCTCCGCATTCGACAGCAGCATCCACTCAACCACCGGCCCATAGGACAGCGTTGCCGCGAGTGCCACCATGTTGTTGAGGCTGATGTTCGCCAGTATGTAGCTGTACGTCAGCTTGCCTTTGTACTTGGCGAGCGCCGGGATGTTCAGCCCATCTATCACTCTCGCTGCTGCGTCCGCATCATCATGGTGATCCAACCTTGACCGGATCAATGCGGCCACCGCCTGCTTGGTGTCTGAGATGGACACACCTGCCTCAAGAATGCAGTAGAGCTGCGACAGCGAGCCGATGGTCGGCTGCGCTGCGAGCCCGATAGCGCGGACAGCGTACTCGTTGAGGCTCTTGCAGCCACCGAAGACGCAAGTGTCTGTGAGGTTGCCCAATGGGTAGTCGATGGCAGCGTTCGTAACGTAGTCTGCTGCGGATTGCTTGAGTAATTTGGCCATGTGATAACTCCTAGTTGATGTTGTTAAGCGCCGAGGATTCGGGCGGTGAGGCGGGCAATGACTTGCCCTACGTTGGCAGCTCCGACAGTGGCGAACACCACGTCAGCGAGCTGGTCTGGATCGGAAGGCAGAACGTGAGAGAGCGCCTTTGCCGAGTAGGTGGGAACAGGCATGGCTGGCATGGATGCTCCGCCAGCGCTGTTCATTACGGACACGAGATGGTTGCGGTACTCGACGACCCGCACCAGTTGCTTCTCTCCGAGAGCGGTGCGCTTGTCGATGCGTCCTTGCACGATGTCGAACACGTCCTTCACGGATGCGGTGCCGGTATGGATGAGGACATCCAAGTCTTGAATGCCGAGGCCCATCAGTTTGTTGGCGACTGCTGGTGCTGTGTGTGTTGCTGTTGTCATGTGAAAACTCCTAGTTGAGAACGAAAGAATCCCCAGCGCTGCGTCAACAACGCTGTAAGGACAGGGGAACGGGGTAGTTAAGCCTTGATGATCGTCAGGTATGCAACTAATGCAACCATGCTGACCACAAGGTAGGCTATGAGGGAGACGACTGCCTCACCTCTCTTGGCGGCGGGGTGCTGCACTAGCACTTCACGAAGCTGATGCGGGGCAGTCCGTCGAAACCGTAGAGGGTTTCAGTACACCAGCCGTCGGAGCTGGCGCTTGAGGTGTGAGCGCAGCCGGTGAGTGCTGCGAGGATTGCGATGGCGATGATGTGTTTCATACTGTTGCTCCTGATTGGTTGATGATCTCGACGTTGCCGCCGTTGCGAGCCGCAGTCTGAATGCTAACTCGGTACTGCTTCTTCGCCGCCTTGTAGCTACTGAACTCGTAGCTCTTGATGACCTTGCCAGTACGGTCAGTGACCAGCACGCTGAACAGTTCGTTCATGCCTTGCTCCTGATGCCATCGAGTACGCAGGCGGCATCACTGATGTCATGCACCTCAACGTCCTCTGGTGCTTGGTCAACGTACACGAGACGGAAGCTGCTTGCTGTGAGGTGGACTGCACTGGTGATCTGCCCACTCATCTGCGCCACTGCTGCCCGTGTGATGGTGTCGAGTGCAACCTCCGCTGCCTCGTGCTCACAGTCGCAGACCATGACGCCTTCGCCCTGCTCTGTAACGGTGTGAATGGAGCGCCATTCCTTCGTCTCCGGGTGCTGCAACTCAACGATGCACTTGCGGTTCGAGCATTGGCCCGGTGTGATTTTGATCATGTCTAACTCCTTATGGTCTGCATTGTTTAAGAACCTCGTCATCGGGACGAACACCGTTTGCTATTGCCATTGCACGGTAGCTGGCATGAAGCTCATGCCCGCCGTCGCTCACTCCTCTGTACTCCATGTGCTTCATGCGTGCAGTCAGGTTGTTGTCAGCACCTCGCAACACGAAGCCAGCGCAGGTCTTTGTGTTGTCGAGGCTAGAGTCATGGCACCCGAAGGTGTTGGTTGCCATGTCGTATGCGGTGGATGCCGAGTGCCTGAACGCTGAGGCAGGGAACTCTCCGGTTGCGTCCACCCTCCACGGGCACTTGGCGCATGGCTTCTTCATCACTCCACCCTTCGTGCTCGCCACCGTGATGACTTGGTGGTCACGCCCAGCAGCGGTCACTGCCACCACCTTGCTACCCTTCTTGCCTACCTGCCCAATCGTTGCGCCATTGTTCTTGGCCATGCCTATCTCCTGAAAAAGAATTGTCGAAAGCAAGAGGCGCAGTACCAACGGGATGCACCCATCTCGACTCCACCCTCCGGCACTGCCGTCTTGCTGCACTTGCTGCACTCTCGCAGCGGCCTGTTGCCCTTGGCATCCATCACTCAAGCGTCATCCAGATGGCGAGGATGGATAGGTATGTGACCATCCACATCACCGGCTTGATTGCTGCCAATGCTTGGTACTTGAAGCGGGTGATGCGTTGCTGGCGCATGAGGCGGCGGAGATCACGCGAGTAGTTCATAACGTCACCCTTTTGGTTGGTTGGATACATGCCACTGCCTTGAGCAGTTCACCCAAGGTATTGGCTTTAGCTAGGTGCTTCTCAACGAAGCCCTCCATGTGTGCGGTGTGAGCATCCGTTGCCCACTCCACTTGCCAGTGCTCACCCTCGACTACGTTGCGCTGATCGCAGACCTGCAACTCCAGCGGCCGCCCTGTTGTGCAAGCTGGCCAGAAGTGCTTGACTGCACGCACGCTGCGGAGAGCGAACTCCGCTGGTGTCGTAGGCATATGCTCGTCAGGCATATCGAAGAACTTGCGGAGGAACTCGCCGCGTCCGGGTGGTGCGAAGAGCAGTGCGGTTACTCGCATACCGTTGCCTCAGTCATGGCTTGCAGTCCCGCTATAACGCCTTCCTCGACGTAAGTGAACGGCACTCCATCCGGTAGGTCGATGCCAAGCACAGCCTTGACTGCGCTGCGATGGACGTGGGCGATAGCTCCGGTGCGGTGGTTGTGTACCTCCTCCGCCTTCACGGTGCTGCCGTGCGGTGTCGCCTTGATCTCGACTAGAGCGAGGTACTCCTCACGCATAGCCTCGTGCTCAGGACACAGTGCAAAGCCCATGAAGTTGTCACGCTCAAGGCTTTCTTGCAGCTTGCCGAAGATGATGCGAGTGCTGAGCAGCACTACCTCGTCATGCTTGATGCCGCATACCGGGCAGATGCTGTGGCCCATGCCAACGTGTGATTTCTCGCTCATGCTGTCACCTCAAGAAAGTTAATGATTGATGCCTTGTCAGACACCAACGGGTCAGCGTCTGCGTAGAGCAGCACAGCCTCGGGTGAGTCCGCGTTACCGCAGATCACGAAGGACTTGAACTTCGCCACGCTCATGCCTTTGAGGTGCGTTGAGAGCAGCCAAAGGATGTCTGACGGGTCAGAGAGGAGGTTGCCTTGGGCATTGATGGCTGCCCGTAGTGCTTGTGCTTGTGTCATGTTGAAGCCTATCTGTAGAAGGTGAGGGAAGCGCACTCTGAGAGCATCTTGGCCTTGGCCTGATCTCGCGTGAGAGCACGGACAAACAACCGAACGCCATCCCCGAGAGCGCAGTACAAGGGGTCGCTTGGGTAGCCACCCCAATAGGCTCCGCCATCGTCGTAGTCGCCATCGACCATGTTGACTCGGAACAAGCGGGTCTTGGTGCCGGGCAAGGGATCACAGAAGGATGGCCTGCCCATCGGTGCGCCACGACCGTTTGATACGTCACTGAACTGCTTGGCCATTTCAATACTCCGATACAAGGATGAGTGAGAACGCTTGGCCTTCGCCGTCATCGTTCGCAAGCAGCATCGGCCACTCGCCGTCCGGCATATCAGTGGAATGGATGATGCGAGTGCCGCGTGGAACGTCTCCGCTACCGGAGAGTTCGATGACCGCCTTGCCATCAGCAACCTTCACGTTGATGGTGAGCAGGGTCTCGTCCCACTTGACCATGACGCGAGGGAACTCGGTGGCAATGATGTCGAGCAGCCAGTAGCAGCCAGCCTCACAGCATTCCTTGATGCCGTTTGAGTAGACGACGCCCCGAGCAAGCGGGTGTCGGTAGAAGTTGTCGGCTCCGTTGCGGGAGGCGTTGAAGGCTTTGATGAAAGCTGTTGTGTTCATGTGTGCTCCAGATTGTATATGCTTATCGCTTACTATTGCAACTTATGCAATGAATGCAACTGTGCGACGAAACTTGTGGAACACAGGGACTGCGCCCTTGAACTCACTGCGAACGCTGTCAGCCAATGACTCGAAGGCGTCTTGATCGGAGAGGATGTTGCCTCGTGCCCACACATGGGCTACTCGCGCAGGCTTGACGAACTCGCGCATCTCAGGTGGCAGGAAGCTGATGCCTCGTGCGAAGGATGCTGAGGACTTGACGTTGTGTGTTTTACGCATGTGAAACTCCTAGTTATGCGTGGTGCTTGTCGAAATGACGTGCTACCCAAATGCCTACGCTCACCCCATAGAGGCTCGTGTAGGCATAAGGCTGGCGAGTCCAGACTGCTTCGTTCTCAAAGTTTGTGATGGTGGGCCGCAGAACTGCGCTCAAGACACCCAACGAGGCCAAGCTCTCATCGCCTTCGTCTGTCATGTACGAGACATTCCATCCCTATGCCCGAAGGCATAGAGCTGGCGAGTCAGGCTTACAAGCCGAGCTTCTTGGCGATAGCCGCGAGGATCACGCCCTGAGCGTCAACCTTGGCTTCGAGGGCGGTAGTACGCACGGTGAGCGTCACGCGCTTGCTCGGTGCCGCAGGCACGTCCTTGGCGACCTTGGTGGCTTTCGCCTTCGTTGCCTTGGGTGCTACGGGTGCGACCTTCTCTGTCGTGCGGGTGAAGGTGTGCGCCATCTTCGCGGCAACGATGTCCTCGCGCCCTTGCGACTTGGCGGCTGCGACAGTCCACTTGCCTGATGCCTCGCGCTTGGATGCGCGGCGGGCGATCTCGGCCGTAGCCTCGGGTGTGGACATTGCGCGGAGAGTTGCGCCAGAGAGGGAAGTGATGGAAGCGGTCATGTGTGAACTCCTGAGATCGGGGAAGCAAGACGCTTCGTTGCCGATAACCTTCAGATTCACTAGTTCTCTTCGAGAACGGCGCGCGAGCGGGCGCGTCATGAGCGCGTGCGGGTGCGGGTGCTGCGGGCATTGCGTGTAGCGAAGTTAGCGCGCACTTACGTGGGAGCGCACGCTAGGAGCCGTCATCCCCTTTGAAAGGCGACAACCCAAGGGGGGTAGGGGGCCGCCCCGCCGTTCGTTTTCGCGTTTACCGTGACCCGTCCCCCCGCAAATTTCCAGCAAATTTTCAGTACGCCAAGCCAGCTACACGTACAACTTTTGCAACTCTCCGCCTCCGCTGCGACAATAAGCAACTTACGCAACGGAGCACCAATGGCTACCAAACCAATCATCCGCAACGACTACACCTCAACCACAGACCCGTCAGACCCTGACGCTATCCCTGCTTTCGAGACGGCACTTGGCCTGAAGGGCAAGTCTGCAGCGGGACGACAGCGCAAGCCGACGTTCGTGAACAAGAACGCCCTCTCCAACTTCAACTCATCCGTCGATCCAGCGGTGCTGAAGAACCAAGTGGCGGCAGCTAACGTGGCAGCGCTCTACTCCAAGAACTCTCTCCGTCCAGATGAGATAGCAGCGCTTCGACGCCGAGCCTTCGAGATCGTGGCCACAGAGATGGAGAGCGCAGCATCCGTGATGGCTGGCTCGAAGGTGTGGAACCCTACTCAGTTCCGTCTGTTTGGCCTGCTGGTTGACAGGGTGCTACCGAAGATGTCCACCATCTCCCTCGAAGACAACTCTGCCAAGAAGCTGGATGACATGTCAATCGAGGAGCTGGAGGCCATCGCGCTTGGCAAACGCAAGCATGAAGCGGTGGATGCTGTGGTGAAGATCGGAGCTGAGATAGGAGACGCTGAAGACAAGAAGGCGAACGCTTCAGCGGACAGAAAGCTCAACAAGATCGTCAGGGAAGCAGCGTCTACGGACGTGGCTGAGAAGGCGTACATGGCCAAGAAGCAGGAGAAACCAGCTCCAAAAAAGTGAGGAAGCCTCTCACAGACACCCAGAGACTAAACCTGTCGAAGGGCGTTGGGAGAGGCGGCAAGAGTCCGAGAGACCTGTGGATAGAACAAGGCATGACGGCTGCTGAAGCGGATGCCAGAGAGCTTGAGCGCATAGCTCTACAGCAAGCGGTACGCTCCCGTACCATGGCCATTAGAGCTGAGAAGAAAGCGCTGTCACTTGGTCTCGGAGATGCTGTTGTCGTAGCCACAACCATTGAGGAAGTGAAGCGAGACATCACCAGAGAGTTCAAGCAGAGCCCGCTCAAGGGTATGCAGCGCCAGACAACAGTGGTTCGTCGTCAGCAGAAGCGGATGGCTGACACGGAGCTGCGTGAGCAACGCTCCCTCGACCCTCGCGTCAAAGGGTTAAAGGGTGTGACTGGCGTTGAGGTAGACGAGGACGGAACCATTGGCCTGAAAGCTCTGAGAGAGCAGCGGCCTGACATCTTCGCCATGACGCCAATCCCTGTAGAGGGTCGTGAAGACGGCGCATCCAAGCGAATCAACCAAGCAAGACTGGCCAATGGCCGAGAGGATAAGTTCTATGACAAGCGTAAGCCCCGTTGATCAGAAGGAAGCAGCTCTATACCTGCTGCGTCTGCGGCAGAGTGCCAACAGCTTCCCCGGCTTCATGAGCTACTACTACGACATGAGCTGGGAGGCGTTCCACATCGAGATGCAGGAGGTTCTTGATCTGCTGGAGAAGGACGCCCTCCTCTCTCGCGGTGGCAATCCGATCAGGAATCTGCTGCTGACGATGCCTCCACGCCATGCCAAGAGCTTCAATGCGACGGTGAACTTTCCGGCCTATGCACTGATGCGGAAGCCGTACAGAGAGATCATGATCAGCTCCTACAACGCTGAGCTGGCGGCTACGTTTGGCCGTGGCACTCGGGACATCGTGACGGATCAGAAGGCTCGCAAGGCGTTCAAGGGCTTCGAGACCAGCAGAGAGACACGAGCGGTTGACTTCTGGAAGACGACGGCTGGCGGGGCGTACTACTCGGTTGGCCTGAACGGCACGACCACCGGCCGTGGAGCAAACTGCTTGGCTGGCGATACTGAGTTGCTTGTCATGACTGGACGAGGAGCAACTTATACAACTACAATGACCTCTCTGTTCTACGACAAAGAGGCCACCCATGTACTCTCCTACGACCACGCTACTAAGTCACCCGCTTGGGCAAGGATCAACTCCCACTCAAGAACTCCGGCGAGCGAATTATTTGAGATCAGCGATTCCTCTGGAGGAGTTGTTGAAGCTACTGGAGAGCATCCCTTCTACGTCGCAGGACGCGGGTACGTCGAGGCGAAAGACGTTGCCCCCGGCGATATTCTCTTGCGCCTGTTGCCAGAAGACCTCGATAAAGCAGGCGTTCGACGTTCTGAAGTCGATCAAGCGCGGGCACAAAGACCTGTACTGCTCTCTGAAGTGCAGTCAGACGCACCATGCCACGAAGAACACACCTCTGTGCCGGGTGTGCGGAGAGCCAGCGAAGATGAACAGCTCAAGGAGGTATTGCAGTCCGGCTTGCTTGGATCAAGCGAGGGAGCTGAGGCTTGTGACTCACGTTCACCAGTGCAAGCAGTGCCTGTCGGAGTTCGAGTCCAAGAGCAGCAAAACTCAGTTCTGTTCCATGAGTTGCAAGAATATGCAACATTCGCAATCAATGACGATGGCGGGGAATCCGAGGTTCACGCACGGGCACTTCGGGGAGAAGCGTCAACCACACACGATCAAGGCGTTCACGAAAGCGCGTCCGAAGATCAGGGAGAGGGACGGGATGAAGTGCGTATCGTGCGGTTCCGTAGGGAGTCTGCACGTTCACCACATCGACCACAACCCGTACAACTGCGTTTGGAGCAATCTGGTGACTCTGTGTGCGTCGTGCCATCACAAGCACCATGCCCACGAGAGGAAGACAGGCAAATCACTGTTTCCATGGTTAGGCGAGTACGCAAAGAATGCTTCGTCTACAACATCTCCGTAGAGGGCAACGAGAACTACTTTGCCAACGGTGTTCTCACTCACAACTGCTTGGAGGTTGATGACCCGTACAAGTCTCGGGAAGAGGCTGACAGCGCGACACAGCGCCGTAAGGTCTGGGACTTCTATACCTCTGGCCTGCTCAGCCGGATGCAGCCGGACAGGGATGGACAGCCAGCGTTCCAGATCGTTACGCAGACCCGCTGGCACCCCGATGACATGGCTGGACGGATACAGGAGAGCGCGGAGTTCAAGCGCGGAGAGTGGCTCCACCTCAACTACCAAGCTCTGACGAAGAAGGAGCGGAAGGTCTATGTCCGCAGGAACTCGCTGCCAGAAGATGACCCTCGCTACGTGCCAAACGTGACGGTTGAGCAGATCGAGACCGGCCGACGCACCGACCATGAGGCTGGCGGCTTGCTGTCTGAAGGTCTGGTGACGCCAATGGTAGAGGTGTCGGATGAGTACACCGCCCTCTGGCCAAGCCGCTTCCCTGTCGAGTTCCTTCAAGGCCAACGCAGCGTGCTTGGCGAGCGGGATTTCCAGTCTCTGTACCAGCAGAGTCCCTATGTACTCGGTGGCAACATCGTCAAGGAGAACTGGTTTAAGCGGTACAACGCGGACACCAAGCCGCTGGAGTTCCATGCCATAGCCATTGGCGTTGATACAGCATTCAAGGCCAAGGCGGTCAACGACTACTCCGTATTCACCGTCGCTGGCATCACAGAGATTGGCGACATCTACATCCTCAACGTCTTCAGAGACAAGCTGGAGTTCCCTGACCTGAAGCGCAAGGCCATAGCGATCAACTCAGCGTACCGTGGCCAAGGGCTACGAGGCTTCTGGATCGAGGACAACGCTTCCGGCCAGTCGCTTATCCAAGAGCTGAGGGCCAACAGCGGAGTGCCAGTGATCCCGTGGAAGCCGGGAGCGAACGACAAGGTGCTGCGTATGACGAGCATCACGCCGTTGATCGAGAGTGGCCGGGTGTTCATACCCGAGGAGGCGCATTGGCTTGAGGACTGGCTGGGAGAGCTGGTTCAGTTCCCGTCCGTCAAGCACGACGATCAGGCCGACAGCTTTGTGATCGTGGTGGACGTTCTGAGCAGGATGGTAGTGACTGGCCTCAAGGAGTTCACAGCACCGATTGGAGAGTTGATGGGCAAGACAGGCTTCAAGGACTTGCTGTTTGCTGGTCAGGAGATGAAATCAGACCCGAATGGATGGGGTGGTAGCGGCGGGAGCTTTGGCGCTGCTGTAGGCGGCTCTGGTGGACTTGGTGGATTCGGAGCTTGGAAGGGCTGGGGTCAGTAATCTCGAAGCTCAAGTTTGAGCCGCGAAAAAGAAAACCCCGGTAGCTTGCAGACCACCGGGGCTAAACCTCTTCCGAGGAACTAGGACACATGACACACAGAAACACAGGTGCAAGTGTAGCCTACTTACGCGACGAGGATGGTTGGCTGACGAGGTGGACGAGGCTTAAACAAAGGAGTGCCTACTGGAAATGAATCCAGCAGGCATCTCTTTAATGGCAGCTTTCCGCTTCTCAGCGTCTTGCACGGTCTGCCAACTTACCACCGCTACCCACCAGAACTGAACGGTGGACGCCGATAAGCGATTGCTCCTTTGGTGCTGCATCTTCTTTGCACCAGATACTGTCAGGTAAGAACGTAGTAGTGTTGGTGCTGCGGGTCTACACATCGAAAGAGCAAATACTCAATTACACGATGCTTCCAACCGCTACCCCATGCCAACATCAAAACCCGATAGACCCCGACAGGCTGGGACGCACCACGCAAAAAGCCGTTTACAACTGCCCTCTGATCGCACGCCCCAAGTATTAGTTGGAGCCAGAAGGCATGTGTAAACGGCTTGAATTTCTTTGTCGAGTGCGATCCCAACGGGGTGAATAGTAGCATTAATTTAGGACGAAAGCAATTTTATGTGTGAAAATGTCATCCATGAACTCCTCTTGGTTTGACTATCGCTCGACTGGCCTTGGTGACAGCGTTACCGTGGCCGACCTGTCCAAATATGCTGACAAGCTGATGGGGTACAACGACATCTCGGAAGACTTGTCTCACGACGAGGAGAAGCGGCTTGTCGAGTACGTCAAGACGATCTCAGAGATGTCTTACAAGTCGATCTCCAAGCGGTACGACTCTTGGAAAGATGCTGACCGGGCGCACGATCTCTACGTTCCAGCCGAGGCAACCGCCTTCAGGAACAAGGTTGTCATCGCTGACACCCGCGCCATCTCCGACACCGTTCTCACCTACTTCATGGCAGCGATCACTGGCCGGAACCCCATGTTCCAGCTCGAAGGATTGAACCGCGCCAGCCGCAAACCAGCCGTTCTTCTTGAGCGCGTGCTCCATCAACAGATGCGTGCAGGCGCTGGGGAAGCGCGACTGGCCCAGCAGTTCCTTGACCTGATTCGCTACGGCTTCGCGCCTACCAAGTACGTCTGGAACGACAAGGCCAACTCCAACGTAATCGTCAACTGCGACCCCCGTAAGACCTTCCCTGACCCTCGTGCTCAGGCTGGCGCCGTGGACAAGATGCAGTTCATCGTGTTCTCCGACCATGCCTCCGGCTCTTCGCTGCGTCGTTCCGGCATGTACCCGAAGATCACGAAGTACCCACGGATGCTGGAGAACTCCACTGTCGTCGCTGGCTGGGATAGCCACCAGTGGCACAAGGAGTCTGGCAATGGCTGGAACGTCAACCCCAACACCCTGATGGATGGCAGCTCGAACCACCAGTTCAAGGTTGGCCGGAGCCACGTCATTGATGAGGCTTGGATTTGCTTCAACGGCTACGAGCTTGGAATGCCAAGCCTTGGCGAGGTGTGGATGGTTGTGACCATCGTTGACGAGCGCTTCGTCATCCGCGCCCAGCTCTCACCTTACGGCCGACAGTTCCCTTGCGTAGCTCCGGGCTTCGGCTTCGACAGCCACAAGACGCACCAGCAGAGCTTGTACGACATGCTCCTGCCACTGCACGAGCTTGGCACTTGGCTCCTCCGCAGCCGCGTGGACAACGTGCAGGCCGCTCTCAACAACCTGATCTTCGCTGACCCGACGAAGGTGGCGATCCACGATCTGATCAACCGCAACCCTTGGGGCATCGTTAGAACCTTGCCGGGAACCAAGCCGGGAGAAGGCGTCCACATCGCTCAGGTGCCGGACGTTACCGCTGGCCACTACCGCGACATGCAGTTCCTGACTGACATGAAGCAGCGCGTGGCAGCCGCCTCCGACGCTCAGCAGGGTATGCCCACCGGGGATGTCCGCACAGCTACCGAGATTCAGCGCCTGACTCAGCTTGGCTCTCAGCGCCTTGGCGTGTTGTCGAGGGTGATCTCCGCCACCGGCATTCGTCCGGGCGTGCGGATGATGGCCAGCAACATCCAAGACGCACTCAACTACTCCGGCTCTCTCCGCGTCAAGGAAGATCAGAACAGCGATCTGCTGCGCGGAATGGTGGACAACGGCTACGTCAACTATGACGTGGGCATGTTGCAGGGCGAGATCGAGTACATGGTTGTGGACGGCACCCTGCCTCTGGAGCCAACCCGCAGTCCAGAGACTTGGATGAACATCCTGCAAGTTGTGAATCAGTCTGGATTGCAACTTGAGTACGACACTGGAGCCATGATTGAAGAGGCGATCAAGAGCATGGGAATCCCTGATGTCGATCAATTCAGAATATCGAGAGACAAACTCCAAAGCGAGGGACTCAGCCCAAGTCAGAAGATGGCTTTGATGGAGAAGTCTCGCGGTCAATCAGCGGTAGTTGATCAGAACGAGCTTGAGCAACAGATCACACGCGGAAACATCACTCCACTCAGGGCTGCAGCATGACCACACCAACAGCGGAGCAGCTTGCTCCAAACGTCGATCCATTGCTCCGCGAGTACATCCAGCTCTGCATCGCGGAGGCGATCACCAAGGCTCGAATTGAGTCTCGTGTGAACACCGTCCGCATGGAGTCCTTGGCTGCTGCGCTCGACGAGCGCCTTGATCAGATTGAACAATTCGAGCGTCAGGTGCGTAGTCACCTCGGCGTGTTCGTACCGGAGTAAAGCATGGGATACCAAGTAACACGTCCAGACACCGACCAGCTCAAATTCACCAGCTCCAAGACTGGAGATTGGGTACTTGAGGACTACCTGCAAGCTGCGGAGCTTGGTAACAAAACACTCTCCGAGTTGCTGCTTGAAGTGTGGAATGCTGACGGAACACTTCGGACATTCACCACAAACACTGCACTAGATGCTGCTGTTGCTCAAGCCGGAACCCACTCCAACAACGCATTTCTGTGGTCATTTGATGCGGGTGCCCACAAGGTTGCTGCCTCGAACAGCGCTATTGCAGCAGCCTCCAGTGCTGCTCTTGCGACGAGTAATGGAGCAACGCAGGTAGCTCTTGCTGCCACCCAAGCGGCTGCGGCATTGGTCAGCGCAACAGCGGCATCCAACATCGTCTTAGGTGTCAGCACTACGCTGCCAGCGATTCGCCCATCGCTGAACCTTGACTTCACCAACAGTCGCTCAGTCGATCCTCGCATCACGTTTACCCGATCCAGCACAGCTACCCGCATCAACCATTTGGGCGTGCTGGAAACCGTGGCTGCGAACATTCCGCGCTTGGACTACGACCCGGTGACGCTGGCTTGCAAGGGGTTGCTGATTGAAGAAGCTCGGACGAACACCATACGCAATAGTAAGAACACTGGCGCAACTGTCGGGGTTGTTGGGTCTGGCGGAGTCATTCCTACGTACTGGGCAGTCACAGGCTCACCGGGAACTGTGGTACGAGAGGTGATCGGCACGGGCGTTATCGACGGAGCAGAATACATTGACCTGCGCCTCAGTGGGACTACGAGTACCACTAATTTCGGGTATGCGTTTGAGCCCTCTACCGGAGGGGTATCGGGAACAATAGGACAGACGTGGACAGAGGGTGTCTCGGTTGCTCTTATTGGAGGAAGCCTATCAAATGTTGGCTATATAAAGCTGCAATTGACCGAGAGGGATGGCGCTGGTGCTGGATTGGCATCCTACGGCGTAACCGATGTAAAGTCTTTGTTGACTCCATCCTTGAGTCGCCATGTCATTACCTATGCACTTGTCAATGCTGGAACCACACAAGTGCAGCCAAACATACTGGTGGGCTGGACAAGCACTGGTGTCGCGGTAGATATAACCTTGCGCTTGTCTGCTCCGCAGCTTGAGCAAGGTTCATTCGCCACATCCTACATCCCAACCAGCGGCTCCCAAGTCACCCGCGCTGCTGACGTTGCAAAGATGGATGGGGCAAACTTTACCCCTTGGTACAAGGGAACCGAGGGAACGTTTGTTTTAACTGCTTCCGCTGGGTATGTGATAGGTTCCGGTTCTGCCTGTGGCCTCGTAGTGGGTAACGGCACAAGCACCACCTATCTGACTTTGTTCACATCAAAGAGTAATGGGAAGCCGGGTGTGTACTCTCAACTTTCTGCTACCACTCAGGGTAGTACATCAAGTGCATCTAGCGTAGCTTCAGGCACTATGTACGTGTCTGCTGCTGCCTATAAGACCGACGATTTTGCTGTGAGTGTTAACGGAGCCACAGCAGCCGCAGACTTTACTGGCAGCACACTTGAGACGGCATCACCGGCAATTGACCGTCTAATACTTGGCTCTGGTTGGGATGCCGCATCGTCAACCCTCAATGGCCATATCCGAAACGTCTCCTACTACCCAAAACGTCTCACCAATTTAGAGATTCAATCGCTCTCTGCATAAGGAATCACCATGATCGACATTCTCGGAACCCTATACGCGCCCACAGTGGAGGGGGTTGAGGCTATTGCGCTCCCCGGCTACCACGTCAACACGCCATCGCCAGTGCCTGAGTGGGTTGCTTTCCAAGTCACCCCAGCAGCACCACGCCGGGTGTTCGGTGGTCACGCCACTTTCTTTTACAGCTTCGCAGATGAGGCTGAGTTTCTACTCCAGCGCACCGCTGCGAACCTTGAGCCACAGGAGTAACACACATGCCACTATTAGTAGGAAAA